TAAAAATTATTTTTTGACGAATTTTTGACGGCAAATAAAAAAGAGGGTAGCAATTACGCTACCCTCAATTTCATATACAACTGTTGTTGCAAGCCGTGCAACTCGGAGATATTTGGATCACCTACCATCTCACAACTTTTACTAATGCGGATGCACCTTTAAACTCTGAACCTTTAAAGTGTGCTAAACCCTCAAAGCGTTTATCCTCATAGCCTACAGTTTCATATACTTCACCATTAGTCATTACTGTTACACCAGCTAATATGCTATGTGGTTTATCTAACTTAATTTTGTATACATCCACTTTTTGCTCGTCTGTGTTAGCTACTACTGCGGTTCTATCAGATTTTTCTGTAGCTGCTTTAGGCAAATTAGGGTTACTATGTGCAATATCCTGTTTCACCTTTTCTGCAGCAACTTCAACTGTAGGTGCTTGTGTGTAATAAGTCGCTACTGGTTGAGTTCTTTCCTTAATGGAAATAACTTCTTGTGCTTGTTTCTCTGTAACATGAATTGACTTTGATAATTCTATAGGAGATTTAGCTTGTTGTTGTGTAATTACAACAGGCTTTTCTAATTGCTTATGTGTGTAATGATATATCACCACACCCACAATAGCTACAAAAACGCATAGGGTAATCGCTACGGCTATTTTGTAGTGTTCCTTGGTAGTTTGTACCAACTTAGTAATTAACATGGCTTACACCTCATTTAATTAAATTTAGTCTAAATCGTTCCATCGTGCATCATAACCACGTACATCTACATGCACAAAATCTTGGTAGTAATAACTGCCAATGCCAACACCCTCACCCAATACTTCGTTTGCACACTCTTCCGCCACGGATGCTAAATAATCTACATCAATTCCATCGTAGGTAATATCTGCTGCCGTACCCAAAACGTGTTGAGAGTTAGATACACCACCTACTTCTGCGTTATGGGTAGGGCAACGATAACCACTCAAAATATATACAGGAACACCCAATCTTTCACGAATAGCATCTAGCAAATCTACCAAGCGCTTATCGATAACATGATCTAAACAAGGTGTACCATCTTGATTAAAACCATGATTACCACATTTACAAGCAAATTCACTTTCATTAAAATATTTACCACATTTCATACGGAATACCCCCTTAATCAAAAAGGGCGCTATTTCTAGCACCCTAAATCTTCCTTTTTTGTTTCTTGTTCTTTCATATATTGGGAACGCTTAACACCCCCAGTAGCACCAATATAACCACCTAATACACCAACTATTACACTTGCCAAATCTTTCTGTTCAAGATAAATAGTCATGATTAGTGCGGTTGCTAGTGCCACTAAGGTTATAGTATCTTCATAATGAATTTTCATTTAATCGCATCCTTTATTGATTTAACGAACGCTATCAACTCTTTAACCAAACTCATTGCACGTTGAAACCATGCACTTTCTACAAATTCAAGTTCAATCATATTCTCTACAATACTTGCTAACTCGACCATAATAGGTACTAGGTACAGCAATGTAGACAAGAACACATCAATGCGACCTAGCATAGGAATGTCAACATCAGGCAATGTTAATAGGATGAATGATAAGAGGAATAACCAAGGATAAGACTTAACTAATTTTTTAGTCATATCTGCTCGTAGTTTTCCACTCACTAAAAATCTGCGTTGCTTACCATTAACTTCAACACTCGCCCATCCTCGCCATATAATCGCAAGGAACATATTCTTAATGGTTAATTCTCTATTAGTAGCCAAATTAAAATTGCGTGCCTCAACTAAGACACGCAAGAATGTATCAACAAACACCAATACAACACTTGTAAATATGGCTAGTGAAATTCGCACCGCCTCTGCTACGTTAAACCCCTCTACCATGAAAGGCGCTAATACAACTTCTATCATTTATTCTCCCCTAATTGCTAATTTTTATCCATTTACCATTGATACCAAAATACACCTCTTCGCCGTTGTAACCAATTTGACCAGTAAATACTGGTGTAGTTGTTTCAGTAATGTTCGCCAATGAGTATACAAAGTCAGCCAATTTAGTTGATTTCATTTGTACAAATTGTGTAATTTGAGGGAAATCTCTATTCTTAGCTGGAATGATTGTGCCTGTCATTAAGTTGTTAGGCATACCAGCGGTATTCTTAACCGCTTTGAAATAAATTTGACCTGCCTCTTTTGCAGCACTATCATCAAATTTATTCACATTGTTCTTTTCGGTGAATGGTGTTTCAACCATAACCACACCACTTTGTAATACGTATGCATGGCTAGTGTTACAATGATTTTCTGTGCCAGTTAATAGAACCATACCGCCTGCTACTTGTAATGCAGCCCAACCACTAGTAAAGTTGACATTAATCAATTTCAACATACTATCATCTTGTGATTGAATGACTACATTATTACCATCTTTATTTGTGGCTTGTTTTACGCTATCTAACTTACAATTCTCAAATGTACACGTTGTATCGTAAATTTGAATTTTGCGGTTATCACTAGCACTTGTACCAAGGAACGATACATTCTTAAAGTGGATGTTATTACAAAATTCAATAACCATAGGCGGTAAATTTGCCGTACCACTACCATTTGTCGTGAAGATTACTTTATTGTGGATATTCCTCAATCGTAGTTCTGTATGGTTCTTACCTATATCTCCCATATCATCAGGTCTAGTGTATTCACCAGCACTAATTTTAACTGTTACAATAGAGTGTTTAGCATTGTTGATAAAACGTACTGCATCCGCTAAATGTGTAAATGGAGTATGTGCATCACCAGTTTTTAACGCACCAGTATAATTTCTATCTACATAGATTTCTAATGATGTTGCTTGACCAGCAGTACCATCTCTTAACAACTCTCTGTTGTATTCGATGTGTCCGTTACCATAGTAGGTAATTTTAGGTGAAACAATCTGATCGCCTAGCAAATACAAATTACATCCCATTTGTAAGAATGTGGCTTGATAGTTTTGTATATAAAGGTTTTCTCGTGCAAAACTTTGTGTAGCAGTAATAATTACATCTCTAGGGTTCAACTTGCGGTAAGAAATAGGTACTTGCGAAATTGCATGATGATTAGATTTCAAGTAATCAACATTAACTGGGTTACGCATAGCGTTTCGTTCCATAGCGTTATAATTACTATCACCCTCAAATATTGCGGTACGGTTTAGATAATTAATTTCTAAACAAGCGGACACGTTATTGTAATCATCGTTGTTAATAGAACGATAATAGTTGTAATCATCATCACTACAATTATAGAACGTGATAGATGCGCCATTAAAATCGATTGTCTTAGGCTCGATAGTTTCTACTGGAACACTCTTAGCAGTACATTCCGCCTTAATACCATTAGCAATCGTATTAAGTACTTGTGCAGTCATTCCATATCTACCGATTACTTCGGTCTTATCTGGGTTAGGAAGATACATTTTAGCAATCTTGCCACGCTTGATAAGTTCTGCAAAGTTTCCGATATGGTCGCTATGATAATGTGATACAAACCCAAACTCAAACTTTTCAATGCCGTTATCTGTCATACATTTAAGAATGGAGTTTAAGTTAGCATCTGTTTTCTGTAAACTATCGATAATAAACCACTTACCATCAACACCAATAAATGTACAATCACCACATTCTGTAGCACCATCTCCAAATAGTGGATGTGTGATAGTCATTTGTTTATTAGCACCATTAGATACAGAACCTACATCACCTTTCTTAACAAATGCATCGTCAATTTGTTTCTTATTGTAAATTGCAGTTCCATAGTGTTTTGTGGTTAGTACTGTATAGCTATCTGTACCATCATAATATTTAAACTCTTTACCCTTAATGAATGTATTAACAGATGCATCGCCAAGTTCTACGTTGCCATTTGTAGATACTTTAGCCATACCAACACCATGACCGTCAGGCTTGAAACCCTCAATCAAGGTATTGTTAGCCATTTTAATTGCGCCAGTTACGTTGCCACCAGTTAGTTTAAGATAATCAAGGCTAGTTAATCGTTGAGTATTAATAGAGTTTTCATATTCTCTACTTGGATCACCAATATAAATATCTACTTTATGTCGCTTATTAGATTGCATAGTTAAAACCGCAAAATAGAATTTGCCATTATAATATGCAATGTCTTCAAT